GCCGCGCTACCCCCGGCGCCTCCTGGCATGGCCGATCCCTCTACGCCTGCTGATCCTGAGGAGGACATGGAGGATGATGACGCCGATCCCGGCGAGGATGACGATCCCACCGAGCCCCTAGACGATTGACGCCATGAACATCCTCGACATCCTCTACCAGCCGTGGGCAATCGCCCCCGATCGCCTGACGGAGATCCAAGCCATCTATGCCACCCACCTGCGAGGTGAGTCGATCGACATTGAAGCGGTGGAGGCGAGGATTGGGCGGCAGCTGCAGAATCAGTCGCAGGGCTACCAGGTGCAGGATGGGGCCGCGCTGATCCCGCTGCGAGGTGTGATGGCTCCACGCATGAACCTGATGAGCCAAGTAAGCGGCGGCACCAGCACGGAGCTATTCGCCCGCGATGTGCAGGCGGCGCTCAGTGATCCTCAAGTGAAGTCCATCGTGCTGTTGGTTGATTCGCCCGGCGGATCTGTTGGCGGTACCCAGGCCGCCGCGGCTGCTGTGATGGCGGCCCGGGGCGTGAAGCCCATCGCCACCTACAGCGACGGGACAATGGCCAGCGCGGCCTACTGGGTGGGCTCCGCTGCTGATCGGGTCTACATCAGCTCGGGCGTCGACCAGGTGGGCAGCATCGGCGTCGTGGCCTCCCATGTGGACGTGTCACAGCGCGAGGCGCAGCTGGGCATGAAAACGACCGAGATCGTCGCCGGCCGCTACAAGCGCATTGCCAGCCAGTACGGGCCGCTCACGGAATCCGGGCGGCAATCGATCCAGGACCAGGTTGATTACCTCTACTCTCTGTTCGTGGGTGACGTTGCCGCCCAGCGTGGTGTCTCCACAGACAAGGTGTTGGTGGACATGGCAGACGGCCGGGTGTTCATCGGGCAGCAGGCCATCGATGCTGGGCTCGTGGACGCGATCGGTAGAATCGAAGGTGTCATCGCAGAAATGAACGACCGTGCCGCGACTGCGGCGCGAGTCACTGCATCCATCCCCGCTCCCCGGAGATCATCTATGAATCACATGCAAGTGGCTGCCGCCTGGGCGGCCGAGAATCCCGAGGCTGCGGCGATGCTGCGGGCCGAGGGCGCAGCAGGCGAACGCGACCGTATCGCTGCGGTTCGTGCTCAGTCGCTGCCGGGCCATGAAGCCCTGATTGAGAAGCTGGCCGCGGATGGCATCACCACCGGCGCCGAGGCCGCTATCCAGGTGGTGGTCGCCGATCGTGTGCGTCAGCAGAACCTGGCGCAGGCCCGCATGGACGACGCCATGGATCCCATCCCCCAGGCCCCGGTCTCTATGGCTGCGGAGACGCAGACGACCAGGCTGGGCGTCAATGGGGTCATCGATGCCAGCACCGACGCGGCTGCTCTGGACAGGGCTGCGAAGGAGTATCAGGCCGCCCATCCCGGGACTGATTACATCGCCGCCGTCAGGGCGGTTCAAGCCACCAACGGAGCTTACTGATCATGGCTGTAGGTGAAATCACCCTGCTGCAGGAGACCATCACCCTCACCGCTGCGGCTACCCAATACCGGGGCATCCTGCTCACCGGTGCCGCCGTCTCTGCTGCCGGTGCCGGCTATCCCGCCGCGACTGGTGGGGCCATTGGGGATTCGATCCCAGTGGTGCTGCTGGGTGTGGCGATCGGCGAGGCCGGCGCTGCCGTCACCGCTGGCGCCCTGCTCGAGTTCGATTCGTCCGGTCGGTACATCACCCGATCGGCCGGCACGATCGTCGGCCGCGCCCTGTCGGGTGCATCTGGCGCTGGCGTGCAGATGGAAGTTTTCGTCATTCCCCACTGAGGTAACCACCCATGCCACAGCTCACTCCCTCTCAGGCACGGGTGATCAACCCGGTCCTGTCGTCCATCGCCCAGGGCATTCAACAGAACGACCTGGTGGGGGACTTTCTGTTCCCCCGGGTGGATGTTCCCCTGCGTGGCGGGCAGATCCTGACCTTTGGTCGGGAAGCCTTCATGCAGTACAACAACCTGACCCGCTCCCCTGGTTCTTCTACTCCGCGGGTGCAGTTCGGTTACAGCGGCTCGACCTATTCCCTGATCGACTACTCGATTGAAGGGAAGGTGCCCGTCGAGATTCAAGAGGAGGGCATTAACTCCAGTTTCAGCCTGGATCATGCCGCTGTCGCGATCAATGGCGCCGACCGAATCCTGGCGCTGCGCCTGGAGATCGCACAGGCCACCCTCGCCACCACGCTGGTTAACCACGCAGCCTCCAACCGCGTAACCCTCTCGGGCACCGCTCAATGGTCGGACCAGACCAACAACGTGAGCAACCCGCTGGCCAACATCGAAACCGGCAAGGAGGCCATCCGCGCTGGTACTGGCAAGCGGCCCAACGTGGGCGTGATGGGCCCGGCGGTGTGGGCTTCCCTCAAGTATCACCCCATTCTGAGGGATTACACCAAGTACACCGGCCGGGAGGTTGCCACCCTGGGCATCTTGTCCGAGCTGACCGGGATTCCCAATTGGTACGTGGGAGACGCTGTGTTTTCCAACGACGCCGGCACCGTGCTGAGCGATTGCTGGGGCAAGGATGTGGTGCTTGCCTACAGCGAGCTGGGCAGCGTGGGCAACTACGGGGCGCCCACCTTCGGCTACACCTATAACCTGCAGGGCTACCCGCTGGCGGAAGAGCCCTACACCGACCGGAACAGCAAATCTCAGATGTTCCCCGTTACCCGGTGTGAACAGCCTGTGATCGCGGGCCAGCTGGCCGGCTACCTGATCAAATCGGCGGTTGCATGATGAACACCTACCACATCCTGTTGGGCCCGATTGTTGACGGTGCTGGCATCCACAAGGATGGCGGCATCATTTCACTGGCCGAAGCGGAGGCCGCTCCGCTTCTGGAGCTGGGCATCATTGAACCAGTGCCGGAGAGTGAACCGGCGCCTGTGAGTAACAAAAAGCCAGGGAAGACGCCGCCGGCTGCGGACTGATGGCAATGCTCGAGGATGCCACCCTGTTCCTCCAGGATTTCGGGGTTCCTGTGGACTCCGGCCTGGTGCAGGGCCTTGGCATCCTCGACATGCCCGGCGAAGTAATCATGAACGCCATGGTGATCAGCACCGATTACACCTTGCGGTGTGAAACATCAAAGTTTGGGAGCCTGGCCTACGGGGCCCCGTTGATTGTTGACGGCGAAACCTACAGCGTACGGGAAGTGCTCCGCGTCGAGGATGGCTTTTTCTGTGACGTCAGCCTGCAGCGGGAGACGGATCCCGACGCTGAGCTCATCATTGACGGAGACTGGTGATGGCCACGATCCGCATCAGGGTTAAGCAGCGGCTTGCCACCCTGGCGGAGATGACCGCCGAAAACCGCACCCTGGAGAAGGGTGAGGTATGGATCGAACAAAACGCCAGCACCGGCAACAGCACCGGCCGGCGAAAGGTGGGGACCGGGCTGGCAGCGTTCAATGATCTGCCGTTTGAGCCGGGTGGCACTGATCTGAGCATCACGAACCGGGGCGCGACGACGCTCGACCTGGGGAGCGCCACCGGTGCGGATGTGACGCTGCCGGCGGCGACGAACACTGAGGCGGGCCTGGCGACAGCGGCGCAGATCACGAAGTTGGAGGGGATCGCGGCGGGGGCTACGGCGAACGCGACGGATGCCCAGCTGCGGGACCGGCAGACGCATACCGGCGAGCAGGCGATCAGCACGATCACGGGGCTAAGCACCAGCCTGGCGGCTAAGGCGGACCTGGTGGGCGGCGTAATCCCTACCAGTCAGATCCCTTCGGTCGCGCTTGTTGAGTTCTTGGGGGCAGTCGCAAGCCAGGCGGCGATGCTGGCTCTCCGGGGGCAGCCCGGGGACTGGGCAATCCGAACGGATCGGGGAACCGAGTGGGTCATCGTTGCCAACAACGGCGCAACGCTGAGCGACTGGTATGAACTGCCGACCGGAATTGCTCCGGTTGGATCGGTCAACGGCCAGACCGGCTCGGTTGTGCTCGCCACCGGCGACTTGGAGGAGACCGGAGGGAAGCTCTACTTCACGAACGCCCGAGCGATCGGCGCAGAGCTGACTGGATTCGTCAGCGGCGCCGGCA